TAGTTTCCATATCTTCATCACGTTCAAATAAGTCATAGATAGATTTAGCTTTTTTTGTCATAGTCGTCATCCTATTTTATTTTTAATCAGAAATGGACCGAAGGGTGAAAGGCTAACTTCGGCCCAATAGTTATAGCAACTTATTCAGCTGCGGTTGGTAAAAAGTCAAAAAACACCATAAGCAGTGTATGCCCAAAAGTGGAATCTTCAGCGGCTGGGGTTGTAAGAGGGAGTGTAATGGCTTCATCTTGTTCAACATTCAACCTACCATCACCCAGAGAAATCTGAGGAATATCTACAACAATACCCGCATTATTTTTAGCAATAGCAAAGTCAAGAGTAACATCTGAATTACTTCGAACAGCAGCTATGGCAGATACATCTGAGAAATAAGCTGTAGCTGTTCCATCTACATCAAAATTACCTACAGATATGTCAAATGCACCAATAACAGATATAGCTTTATTGGGTGTTGCATTGTTATTGATAGAAACTGTAAACTCTGTTAAAAATGCAAACAGTTTGGTAGGATTTGAATCTGTTGTACTTGATACAGCCATTTTTAATCTTGAAAAATCATTGGAGGTGTTAAATGCATCTGCATCTACTAGAGATGGCCTAGTGCCAGCTTTAACCCCTACTGCCCCTGATCTGGTTTCATGATCAGTAGCTAAGAAAGTTAAATCTCCAGTAATCAAATCTGCTTGATTAAAATTGAATGTAAGCTCATTAGAAACAGCACCAACAACATATTCGCTTTGAATCTGTGCTGGCAGAGCATCATCTGGTGCACCTAATGTACGCTCTAATTGGTAAGATCTACGCACTTGAAGAGATGCTGTTTTTTCATTTTTTAAAACTCTACCAAGAAACATTTGAACTGTTTCTGTAGTGGAAGCCTCTGTGACCATAGTGGATTGAGTTTTATCCAACGTCATAACATTAGCTGTGACTGATAATACTCGGGCATACCCATTATTTGCAGCAGTAGAAAATGCTAAAGAAGCAGTATCACCACCGATGAAAATCCATTCACCGGGAATAATACCTAATTCAGTCATATCTTTAACTGTAGTGGTGAGAGTGGGGAAAGCTCCACCCGGAGAAGACACATCCAAATCACCAGCAGCAAACTGGAAACCCACAGTAACCAGTTTAGCAGTAGCAGGTGGGGCAGCTTCAGCTACTAGATCTTCAGCAACGGTCAGAGCTGTTGCAATAGCTACTGTAACTCGTTTAAGTCCGTTGTTAGCAGCATTAGTAAATGCAGAAGCAAATACTAGATCACCAACATCAAAAGCATCTAATCCTGATGCAGCATCATAGTCTTCAGTTATTCCATCAACATTGGTAATTTCTGAAGCTCCACCAAATTCCGTTTTAGTTCTGGCATCAGCAAAGAAAAAACCTTGTAAAAGAGTTTCAATGTTATTCTGAGTTAAATCTGTATTAAGACCACCTGTTGAATCAACATCAACAACAACACCTTTTTTACGCTGTCTCCCAGCATTAATCGGGTTTCTGGATTTAAGAATTACTTCCCCACCGAAATCTGGATATGAATTAGGCTCCAATGGAAGCCATACTGCTGAAGGATCAACGACACCAATACTCAGTTCTTCTGAAAATCTAAGTCCAGTGCTGTTTGAATCAATTTTATTAACTGCTGCCATTTAATTTTTCCTTTTATCGAAGCTGACTATGTACGAAATCTACAGATACCTCTATAACCATTCTGGAATCCTGTTTACCTTCTTCAGATATTGATCCATTTCTAAACCAAATCTGCGATTTTAAATTCTCACCTTTAAGTGCATTCAATGCGATTATACCTAATTGATAGCCCAAGGACAAGCCCTGACCTATTGGGGTATGTATTCTAACTAAAACTTGACCAGATCTTTGTTTGAATTCTTTACCTATTGCCCAAGATCCACCTCCAGTATAATTCACAGCTACTTCAACGTATCCACCCTCATCAGGAACAATATTTCTAACATCTTGATAAAAAATAGGAATGGGTGAAGATAGTATATCTGCTTCCCAGAAAGCTTTAAATTCAGTTAGAATACAGTCTCTAGCCTCAGTGAAATTAGGATTCTGTGGACAGATAAAAGTAACAACTGCTTTAACTAAGAAAAGATAAGCTTTTCCCGGCAACCCAGACGGGTGTAATGTTGTGATACCCATTAGATAATCATTCCGGTATCATTATTTGCTGGAGCTTCAGTCATCCCAACAACTGTGAATTTACCTTTGCTATTAGCTAATTCATAATCAGTAATAGAAGTAGCCTGTCCCGCTAAAACTCCCGTAGACCATATTATAATTCTACCATTAAAATGATCAGGTGTGGCTTCAACTATGTCATCAGCCTCAAAAACGGTTGGTGTTGGAGTAAATGTAGCAGTATCAACAGTGAATGGGATTATCTGATTAGCACTAAGAGATAGTCTAGTTGCAGCATCTGCACTACCTGATATTTTACCTATATCAACAGTAGTTGTTACAGGATCAAAAATTCCTGCTTCAATATCTAGGATTGCTTTCCCTAAAGTTCCTGCAGTTGTATGCCCACTTAAAACTTCGTCAAGAATAAGGTCGATAGCATTTGCAGTCAGCTCAACCGGGGATGCGGGTATCATAACATACCCACTTGTAGTGTTTGGCACAACACCCCAATTCTTATGTACAGTCGCCACTTTTGTAGTTCCATTGTAACCTATAACTGTACCAGCTTGATCTTGGCCCGTACCAGATCGAATGAATACTATTTGACCGACATAAACATCATCAACAGAAGATGCTAGTACATTAAGGGTTACTGTATTTGAAGTTCCCGCTTGTGCCAAACCTTCATTGACATGCTCCCTTCCCGGATTTGTGGTTATCGTAATCACAGATGTTCCGTCTGGTGTGGCCTTCCAGTCTCTGTCCACTACCGCCACCTTGGTTGATCCAGTATATTCCAGAATTAACCTTGATTGTCCCATGCCTGTGCCACCAACGATGGTAATTGCTGCTGGATCGTATGCACCATCAACAGAAGAGGCCCCAGCGGGTAATGTAATTGTATTAATCGTTGCTGAAACTGCCGTATCTGTGAATATCACCACACTATCAATAACATCTCTCACCCTTTTACCAGCAGAATTTGTGATATTATGAGTTGCTCCAATGAGAAGTCTGTCCCAAACAGCTTTTGATTGCTCTACCATACCAGTTGCAGTTGAAACTATCGCATCTAATCCTGTTGCAGCTAAAATAACTTCAGTTAATCCGGCACCAGCTAAACCTATCTCTACAGTGTCAGCCTTAACTGCAATTATATCTGCAGCTATATCAACACCAACTGCGTTTGTAATAACTGCGGCTTCAATTTGATCTATATTAGTATCTATGATGTCGATTTTAGCATCTACTGCAGCTAATTCCGTACCTGTCGCTGCATCATAGTCCACCAGAGCCGTATCAGCTTCTGCGTTAATCTCTGCCTTCATTGCTGTGCTCATACCACCTAGATCAGTCAGCCCTGCGCCTGCAATACCAATCTGCGCTGTATCCACTTTGACAGCCGCTATGTCTGCACTAATATCTGCGGCTGGTGTGCCAAGTTTTGGTTGCATGTTGGCTGTATCTAATATAATGGCTCTACTGTCAGCGGAATTTTGATCTCTCGTTATTGTGGTTGTTATGCTGTTATCGGTTTCTTCCCAACCACCCCTTACTACAAATGTGCCACCAACACAATTAGCATTTAATATCCAGTGTCCATCTCCCTCAAGACTCACGTTATCAACTCCTGCCGAGCCTATATTTTGAAACTCTGTACCACCTGAATAATGACGATAGTTAATGTTAGAATTGAGCAAGGCAGCACCTAAGTCAAATACGGGTGTGCCGACCCCAGCAATTGAACTATGACATTGATCAAAAAAGTAATCACCAGCTGATCCACTTGTTATAGTACCAGTGAATCCACAATTCTCCATTGAGCATGGTGGAAGGGTTGTGTCACCAATCATACAATTAACGAATAGTGGGTTTGTTCCTGTAGCTATACCACTTACAAGTGCACCAACAATCTCACTATTTGTTATTTGTTGACCACCTAATGCTAGTGTCCAGTTTGACCCTATCAATTCGAAATTATCAAAACTCTGGGCTAAAGTATAAGAAGATCCGGGGAGAGCATGAATTATTTTAATATTCAAAGCATCTGCAATGGTTCTTGCTGCCTCTATTGCTGAAACAGGATTATCAGCAGTTCCATCAACAAAAAGCTCTGTGTTAATATTGGATACTGCAGTATCGAGCCATACTGCCCCACCTTCATATCCTATTGTATTAGTATTAGCCACAGCGGAAATTAATAATCTATCGTTGTTAAATGTTGGATTAGTTTGACCTGTATTCTGGAATCGAATATATACTATACCAGCATCTACACCTGTTCCAGTATGAGCCACTAACAGTGGGATAGATTCTTCTACATTAGTTGATCCCCCTTGCCCACCTAATGTGCCGATCGTATCCCATCCTACTGCAACAAAATCGAATGCTAATATATTTAAAGTATCATTAGCACTGTTTAAAAATCCAACAAAATTTAATAAGTCAGCTATCTTCCCGCCACCAATATCAAAACCATATACAATGTCTATTGCATTGGCAGTATCATCTATAACATGAAATGATGCATCTGCTATTCTTGTTGCGGTAAATGTATTGGTGGTTTGAACGCCTACAAAAGTAATACCTTTAATCGCCCCTAAAACATTATCTGTGTTTGGTGCAAGATTGATTGCACCCCCACCCACTGTAGATATAGCTCCTACTTGTGCCCGTGAAGCTGGTGCAGTATCGTCCACATACCCAGTTCCATCATACATAGCCTCAAGATTATCAGCCGCTAGTGTATCTCCGCTAATAGATAAAACATTAGTATCGAGTTGATTGGATACTGTAAATACCATCTTATCTGTGGGAACTTTAATCGCGTCTAAAAGTAAGTCTAACCTGCCTCCGTTAATCCAATCAGTTAAAGCCCCCATACGAGCAACAGTTATCTCATTAGTATTTGCAAGTTTTGTATCTAAAGCTAATCCGCCAGCATTAGATATGGGTAACCCACCCGCAGCATCAGCTGCAGCGTTTGGTAATGCTGTCATACCACCTCGAATACTATCTTGAAAATCTACATCTGTTAGTAACACCTCTACTGGACTAGCAACCGCATTTTTCCCAGATGCCACAACAATCGCGAAGGCAACCATATTTACACCCGTTACAAATGCCGCATCTGGGTAATCACACCGATACCAACCCTTCATATTGGTACCGTCCACCTCAATAAACCCACCATCCGCATGGACCGCACTGGCACTGGCTAATGTAATAAGCGTTAAATCAACTCTTGCCGCGCCTGATCGCATATATGACGCACTTCCCCCTGTTTCTATGTCAGAGAACAATAACCCTGTAACAGGTTCACCGGGGCTTATTGCAGACGCATCTTGCACGATGTAATAGTAAATTGATTGATTTGTTGATCCTGCTGTGATTGCTCTCATTGTCTAAAACTCTGTTGTAGTAATAAAAGAGACGCGCCACTAATCGCTGCAATTGAAACCCCATTTAATTGTTGCATAGGATTAATAATTCGCGGATGTGCAGCATCGGTTGTACTAACATTTGTTCCGTTCTGTCCTCCCCATACATCTTGCAAATCCCTGATTAGCGGCCAGTAATTCTCCCCATCTTCAGGAAAATTCGCCGGTGAATACCCTTTAGATAATGCAGCATGAACACTCCCACCCTTAATTGCTGACCATATTGCTAATTCAGATAGGCGACCATCATGTAAGAGATCGGCGGTCCCAACATTATTCCTAGCCCCTATATAATAATCAACGGTGGTAGAATCCCATAACCCAATATCAGTATCTGTATTTAAAAATGACCCATTACGGTAAAATGAACATGTCCCGGCGTCTCTGTCATATTCCATACCCCAATATTCATCAACTGTCGTGGATGGTGTAAATAGACTGCTTACAAAATTAATGCCGCCGTTGAGAGGCTGAAAAAATAACGCACCTGTTGTTACGTTCCAATAAAAATATGCACCCGCTGTTGAATTTCTGGCACCTATAACAGTTCTATGAGACGCAACACTGTCAACTCTTAGTCTTGCGGCTATAGTTATCACTTTACCAGCAGAAGCAGCCTCGTATATCCCTTGACCTACATTAATATACTGGCCTGATCCAGAAAAATCACGAGCCATTAGGTTTCCTTAATTTCCACCTTAATTAATTCAGCATCCCCTGTGGCTGTACCGCTTACCGCATCTCTTGTAATTTTAATACGGAAGCTCTCGCCAATAGCTATGCTATCCATGTCTGCGCCATCCGTGAATGTGACGGTAATAATATCTACAAACCCAGAAGTTGCCGGAACCGTTATGTTGTCCGTAGAATTAACTGCCGCAAACCCATCACTATCTATGTCTTGTTGTTGATCGCCTATGCGTTCAAAACTAACATCCCAATCTATATCGCCTGAAATTGCAGATGTCATGGCATAGTGAATATAAACTGTTAACCCACCCCCCGCATATGAGCGCGGCATGACACTAGAAAAAACTACAGATTCATTTGTTGTGCCATCAAAATCTAAAACCAAATGATTATTACGTGTGTCTAACGTTGCAAAATTTGTTGTGGGTGGTTCATTTGATTGAGGTGAGAAAATTAAAAGTGTGTCTCCTGTGGCCATTACAATGCATCTCCACTATGTGTTGAAACTGCAGCCGCTTTTATACCTATAGCTATTGGGCTCTGTGCGAGTATTTCAATATCTATCATTAACTGTTTTACAAGGGCTTTATTACCTTGTAATGGAGTACCCGTAACATCTGGGTCTGCAAGAACAAACTTAGTTTTTATATCTTCAGCATCATCCATTATAACAAGTATTTCTGCTAATCTATTGATTGCAGATTGTACTTTTTTTGTATCAGCTACCATCTTATATCTCCATAATTTATTTGATTATATACAGTATTCAAAATAACCATATTCTTTTCCTTTAATTATCTTTAGGAATAATCGTTAATTTTGTAACAATCTAGTTACCTAATTGTATCATACTCAAATTCTACCACTACATTGGTTTGATGCCAAGCCCCATCATTACCCACATAGTTAGGTCTAGGTGAAATATATCTAACAGATTTAGATTTGGTTATTTCA